TAGATGAGCTTTCGGCGCTAAAAGAGGAACTTCCTAACTCAAAATGGATGGCTCAGTACCAACAAGAGCCTACATCAGAGACTTCTGCCATAGTTAAGCGCGAATGGTGGAACGAGTGGCCGGATGACAACCCCCCAGCGGTAGATTTTATCGTGCAAGCGTGGGATACGGCGTTTGAAAAGACAAATCGGTCGGACTATTCGGCCTGTACGACGTGGGGAGTGTTCTACCACCCCGATGCTAACGGAGATGAACGACCCAACCTTATACTTTTGAATGCTTTTAGAGATAGAATGGAGTTTCCTACCCTTAAGCGCGTAGCAGTAGAGCAGTACGATGACTGGGAACCGGACTCTCTGATTATCGAGAAAAAGGCTTCAGGGTCTCCGCTCATTTACGAAATGAGGGCGATGGGCATACCGGTGCAGGAGTTTACTCCGACCAAGGGCAACGACAAGATCACGAGACTGAACGCAGTTTCTGACTTGTTTGCTTCAGGGATTGTGTGGGCACCAAACAGATCGTGGGCAGAAGCGGTGATTGACGAGGTTGCCAGCTTCCCCGCCGGAGAGCATGACGACTATGTGGACTCTGTTTCTCTGGCACTTATGCGTTTCAGAAAAGGTGGCTTCATCAGATTACCTAGTGATGAAGAAGATGAAATGGACATGTATAGGCGACGTAGAACGGCGTACTACTGAGGGCTGAATAATGGCTATCGAACGAAGTGTGTACCAAGCCCCTACTGGCTTGGAGTCAGAAGAAGAAATAGAAGTAAATATTGTCAATCCAGACATGGTTACTATGGATGACGGCAGTGTTGAGATTGTGCTTTCTCCGGAAGAGGGCATGGAAGAAACAATGGGTGCGCCGTTCGGTGCTAATCTGGCAGAGTATATCGAAGAAGGACAGTTGACAGAGATTGCATCTGAGCTTATAGGTTACTTTGAGGCCGACACATCCAGCAGAAAAGAATGGGCAGACTCGTTTGTAAAGGGGTTGGATGTGCTCGGCTTCACTTACGAAGAGCGGGTTGAACCGTGGGAAAATTCCTGTGGCGTTTATTCTAACGTCCTAGCCGAAGCTGCTATTCGTTTCCAAGCTGAAGCGATGAGCGAGACCTTTCCCGCAGCAGGGCCAGTAAAGACCAAGATACTCGGCGCTGTTACGAAAGAGAAAGAAGACGCAGCTTTGCGCGTTAAAACTGACATGAACTACGAACTGACCGAGGTTATGGTCGAGTACAGACCGGAGCATGAACGTATGCTCTATTCACTTGGTCTGGCAGGTTCAGCTTTCAAGAAAGTCTATTACGATCCAAACGTAGGTCGCCAAGTAGCTTTGTATATCCCAGCGGAGGATGTGGTCGTACCTTATGGTGCTTCTAATATAGAAAGTGCCGAGCGTGTCACGCATGTAATGCGTAAGACAAAGAACGATCTGAAAAAGCTACAAGCTGCCGGATTCTATCGAGACATAGAATTAGCAGACCCTGTTTCATTCCACACAGATATTGAAGAAAAGAAAGCGGAGGAAGGAGGCTACTCTCTTACCTCTGATGACCGCTATACCGTGCTGGAAATCCATGCTGATTTAATCATCGACGGTGTGGACGATGAAGAAGATTTACAGATAGCAAAACCGTACGTTGTAACTATAGAACGTGGCACAGGTGAAGTTTTGGCTATACGCCGCAACTGGAACCCTGATGATCCGTTGATGCTCAAGCGACAGCACTTTGTACATTATGTATATGTGCCCGGTTTTGGGTTCTATGGTCTTGGCTTGATCCATATCATTGGCGGTTACGCTAAGGCTGGCACCTCTATTATCCGCCAATTAGTTGACGCTGGTACTCTCAGCAATTTGCCGGGGGGACTAAAAGCGCGTGGCCTTCGCGTGAAGGGTGATGATACCCCAATAGGGCCGGGTGAGTTCCGTGACGTGGACGTGCCGAGTGGTTCCATTCGGGACAACATCATGCCCATGCCGTACAAAGAACCTAGCCAAACCCTGCTGGCGTTGTTGCAGCGCATAACGGAGGAAGGTCGTCGTTTGGGAGCAATCTCAGACATGAACATTTCTGACATGAGCGCCAACGCGCCAGTGGGAACCACTCTGGCACTCCTCGAACGGACACTCAAGCCAATGGCTGCCGTACAGTCTCGCGTTCATTACGCCATGAAGCAGGAGTTCAAACTCTTGCGGGCGATAATCGCGGAGTACGCTCCTGTTGAGTATACGTACGTACCTGATCGCGGCGAACCCCGTGCTCGTCAAGCCGATTACGCAATGGTGGATGTCATCCCTGTTAGTGATCCTAACAACAGCACGATGGCTCAACGAGTTGTGCAATATCAAGCCGTGCTGCAAATGGCACAATCTGCGCCCCAGATATATGACCTGCCCCAGTTACATCGGCAGATGATCGAGGTTCTGGGTATCAAGAACGCAGATAAGCTTGTACCTACGACAGAAGACATTAAACCTGCTGACCCCGTTAGTGAAAATATGTCTGTACTTGTTGGTAAACCGGTCAAGGCTTTCATCTACCAAGACCACGACGCGCATATCGCTACGCACCAAGCGTTCCTGCAAGACCCGCAGATTGCGGCGTTTATCGGACAGAACCCTGCCGCACAGCAAGTGGTGGCTGCGCTTCAGGCACATATAGCGGAGCATATGGGCTTCAGCTACTACAAACAGATGGAAGAAAAACTCGGCGCACCACTCCCAGAGCCGGACAAAGAGATACCGGAAGACGCAGAGTTTCAGTTGTCTCGGCTTTTATCCGAAGCGGGCAAACAGCTTACGCAGCAGAAACAAGCTGCTGCCGCACAACAAGCTGCCCAGCAGAAAATGCAAGACCCGATTATCCAGATGCAACAGCAAGAATTGCAGCTTAAGGCCGCTGAACAGCAGCGCAAGATGCAGAAAGATCAGACAGATGCAGCGCTTGACGCCGCTAAACTGGAGCTGGATAAGCAAAAATCAGAACGTACAGCCGCTATTGAAGCGGCAAGAGTCGCCGCTCAAACGGAACAAGCTAACGCAAGACAGGACTTGGATGAAGCCAAAGCGATCCTTGATCTTGCGAAAGCTGAGCAAATGCCCCCGAGGAGGCAATAATTTATGGCAAAAACCGTCTTTGACGTGCTCGATGAAAAACTTGCTGAACTACAGCAAAGCCAAGAAGAATTTCTTGTTGAGGCAGGAGCTAATACCTTCGCCCAATACAGGGAATCGTGCGGGGTAATCCGAGGTCTAGCCGCCGCACGCAGAGAAATAGCCGACCTTTCGCGTAACTATATGGAAGATGAAGATGACTGAAGCGACGATAAGTATTACCCCCGACGGGGTACAAGCTGAAACCGCGCTAGAAAAGCAGAGAAGAGAGAAGATAGCTGAGCAGGAACGTGAGTTAGCGGAGTTGGAGCAGAAAATCCCAAAACCTGCTGGGTATCATGTGCTTATTGCTTTGCCAAACGTCGAAGAAACTTTTGGGCAGAGCGAAATTCTTAAGTCAAATCAAACACTTAGAGACGAGTACATTCTTTCTATTATTGGTTTAGTCGTAGATATGGGCGATCAAGCCTATATGGACAAAGAAAGGTTTACTACTGGCCCTTGGTGCAAGCAAGGCGATTATGTGATGTTTCGAGCAAACACAGGTACCCGCTTTAAGATAGGTAGCCAAGAGTACAGACTAATGAACGATGACTCTATACAAGCAGTCGTCCCCGATCCGAGCGGTATAACTCGCGCATAGGAGATAAACCATGGCGATGCAACAGGTTGAGTACGAATTTCCTGATCCAGATAAGGAAGAAACAAAAAATCTGAAAGAAGTTGAAGTCCCTGCGGATGAAACAGTGGATAACACTATTGAGGTGGAAGGTGCTGTTGGCCGCGAGGAAATGCAAAAACCCCAGAAAAAACAACAGAATAGCAAAATTATAGAAGCTGGGGAGGTTGAAATTGAGGTAGAAAACGATGTTCCTCCTGAAGATAGGAACAGAGAAGTATCTGAACCTCCTGAAAATGTAACCGACGAAGAGCTAGAAAATTACTCTGAGAAGGTTAAAAACCGCATTAAGCATTTCAGTAAAGGCTACCACGATGAGCGTAGGGCAAAAGAAGCCGCCCTGCGTGAACGGGAAGCTTTAGAAGCCTATGCAAAACAATTAGTTGAGGAAAATCAAAAGCTTAAAGGTTCTGTAGATAAAGGCCATAATGCGCTTATTGAATCCGCTAAAAAGCAGGTAGAGGCTGAACTAAGTAACGCAAAGCGTTTGTATAAAGAGGCGTACGAAACAGGGCAGCCAGATAGCATACTGGAAGCCCAAACGATGCTAAATGCGGCCCAAATCCGTATGGAGCGGGTAAATGCGCTTAAGCCTAAAAAGGCAGAAGCGGCGGAAACTTCTTTACAAACAAGCACTAATCAAGTACAACAGCAGCCAAGGGCAGCTCAACCCCAAGAAGTACAACGGGATGAGAAAGCTGAAGCATGGCGCGACGATAACCCATGGTTCGGCAGCGACGACGAAATGACTGCTTTTGCGTTGGGCTTGCACAATAAGCTAGTTAAAGACGGGGTTGACCCTCGTTCAGACGATTACTACGAGAAGATAAATTCTCGGATGCGAAGTGTCTTCCCAGAACAGTTTGATGACGGGATAGAAGATGAGCCAGAGGAGGCTCCGAAGAAAAAACCTAGCAATGTGGTTGCACCCGCTACGCGGAGCACAGCGCCTAATAAGATTAGGCTTAAGCAATCAGAAATTGCTATTGCGAACAAACTCGGAGTACCACTGGATCAATACGCCTTACAGGTTGCTAAATTGAAGAGGACTAGCTAATGAAGGAAAAAAGACTAGATAGAAGTTTGGAGACGCGAGAAAAGCGGACTCGCACGAAATCGTGGGAACGTCCGGAAGTCCTCCCTAACCCTACCCCTGAGGAGGGTTATGCCTATCGCTGGATTCGCATTAGCACACAGGGTCAACCTGACCCTACAAATGTTTCCTCAAAACTGCGTGAAGGTTGGGAACCCGTGCTGGCTTCTGACCACCCAGAAATTTTCTTGACTGGCGTTGAAAATGAACGCTTCAAAGATAATGTAGTAATAGGTGGTCTATTGTTATGCAAGGCTCCACAGGAAATGGTAGATGAACGAAATGAATACTACCAACAGCAGGCCAAAGGCCAGATGACTTCTGTGGATAACAACCTGATGCGCGAAAATGATCCGAGGATGCCTCTGTTTAACGACAGAAAGTCCACGGTTACTTTTGGTAAAGGTTAATTTTAGGAGCTAACAATGGCTTATCCGACTGTATCTGGCCCTTATGGGTTTGTACCGGTTAAGATGGTTAGCGGCACTCCTTACGCTGGTGTTACTCGTCTGTACTCTATTGCAAGTGCATACGCTACTGATATCTTCAAGGGAGATGCTGTTAAGCTCGTAACCGGAGGCACCGTTGAACGTGATACCGCTGATGCGGCTATGACGCCAATTGGTGTTTTTATGGGTTGTTCTTATTCCGACCCTACAACTGGTCAACTTCTGTTTAGCAACTACTGGCCCGGTGGCACAGTTGCTGCGGATGCTGTGGCTTATGTTGTTGACGCGACAGACGTTCTGTTCAAAGTTGCCGTGGTATCTTCTGGTACTACTATTGGTGATCTTGCGCTGACTGATCTGGGCGCGAACGTCGCGGCTGTAGATAATACTGGTAGCACTGCTACTGGTAATTCTGCGTGTGCGATTTCCGACACTTCTGCTACTACCAACACCCTGCCTTTCCGCATTGTTGAGCTGGTAGCAGAAACCAAAAATTCATCTGGTGGTTATACGGAAGCACTTGTTAAGTGGAATGCCGGTCATCAGATGGATAACACAACTGGCGTTTAAGGGAGGGTCTGAACGATGGCTATATCACGCGCCCAGCTCCTCAAGGAACTCCTTCCGGGTCTTAACGCCCTGTTTGGCCTTGAGTATGCAAAATACGGTGAAGAGCACGCTGAGATTTTCGAGACCGAATCCTCAGAGCGTTCTTTTGAAGAAGAAACTAAATTGTCTGGTTTCAGCGCCGCCCCTGTGAAGGGTGAAGGTTCTGCAATCCAGTACGATAACGCACAAGAAGCGTGGTCTGCTCGTTATAACCACGAGACAATTTCTATGGGCTTTTCGATCACTGAAGAAGCGATTGAAGATAACCTGTACGATTCTTTGTCTTCTCGTTATACCAAGGCACTTGCCCGCGCTATGGCTTATACCAAGCAGGTTAAGGCTGCCAACATTCTGAACCAAGCATTTACAGGTTCTGGCAACCCAACCTACGGTGACGGTAAAGTCCTTTGTGCTACAGACCATCCACTAGTTTCTGGTGGAACTAACTCAAACCGTCCTACTACTGGCTCTGACCTGAATGAGACTTCTCTGGAAGCTGCTGTAATTCAGATCGCTGGTTGGACTGATGAGCGTGGTCTGTTGATCGCTGCGAAACCTCGTAAGTTGATCATTCCACCCGCACTGATGTTTACTGCAACTCGTTTGCTAGAAACTGAACTGCGTGTTGGAACTGCCGACAACGACCTCAACGCAATCAAGTCAAATGGTTCAATCCCAGAAGGTTACGCAGTTAACCATTATCTGACTGACACCAATGCTTGGTTCTTGATGACCGACGTTCCAAACGGCCTGAAGCACTTTGTCCGTACTCCTATGCAGACCAGCATGGATGCAGACTTTGACACAGGCAACAGCCGCTACAAGGCTCGTGAGCGATACAGCTTCGGCGTATCTGACCCACTGGGTATCTTCGGATCACCCGGAGCCAGCTAAAAGCTGTACTGAGAGGGGGGCCTATGGCCCCCTTTTCTTTTTCTCCCCTCCTGTTTACATTTTCTAGGCTTCTGGCGTGTTTTGTTGTGTTTGAGCTATGGCTAGTAAAAGCAGAAGAAGCAGGACGTGCAAATCTTGCAGGGAAAAGTTGCCTCTTAGTCAGTTTGAAGAGACTAGAGCTAATATATTTCGCAGAGATTGCAGAACCTGCGTAAGCGTCAGACGATCCCAACAACACTCTGAATCCCCCGAAGCCTACTTAAAAGTACGCCTGCTTAACCTCAGAAAACAACGGACTCACGAAGGCATAAGTTTCCAAATTACCCTCGAAGATGTGATGTCTTTATGGAAAAAACAAGACGGACGGTGCGCTTTGTCTGGAGTTCCACTTACTTTTCATCAATCTGGTGGTTACGGAGACGGTAAAAAAGGCGAGTTTAACGCCTCTATAGACCGCATAAACCCTAATGGCCCCTACCTACCGGACAACGTACAGCTAGTTGCGATGCGCGTGAACTATATGAAAAACGTCTTGTCAGAAGAAATGTTCTTCTGGTGGGTACGCAATTTGCATGACAACTACTCAAAAAAGATGTTTGCTCCTCCCTCCGAATAACTATGTACACTTAAGCAAAATAAGGTATAGTGTAAGCTGATCCTGACAGGTGCATCCCGCATCTGACACTAGCCACGACAGGAGATACATATGGCTAATACTACTTTCTCAGGCCCAGTGCGGTCTAAAGACGGCTTCCAATCGATTATAGAAAACACCACCACTGGCGGAGTTACTGCTACTGGCTACGGTGTTATGTCTCAGTCCAAGCAAGTTACTTTTGCTGCTGATGGCACAGAAACTGTGATTGGAACTTTACCAGCAAACAGCCAAATCGTTGAAATTTATGTAGATGTCAGCACTGCTTTTGACGCTGGTACTACTAATACTCTTGATTTGGGTGATGGTACTACCGCAGATCAATATGCTGATGCTCTAAACGTAGCCACCGCAGGTCGTAAGAGAGCTACTTCTGATGTTTCTCAGGTAGGTAACCTTGTAGATATTGGTACTTCTGATGTTGCCTTAACTGCAACCTACAATCAGACCGGAACCGCTGCTACAGCAGGTACAGCACAGGTAACTGTACTTTACGTGCCTAACAATAACCTGTCTTGATAGGGAGGTAACCTATGGCTACCTCAGATATTTGGGCTATAACTCCCTCTACTAGCGCCACGTTGTTAAAAGCAGCGGGGGCAATTGCTGGTGCCGGAGATATTACCCTGCTGACAAATGACGTTAGCCCATACGGTACAGGATACAAACTTCTGTTTACCTCTGTAGGTAACGATGCAGGCATTACCTTCACAATTACGGGCGTAAAAGTCGGTGATTTGTCTGGTGCCTCCGTCACTGAGGAAGTTGCAGGAGCAAATGCCAGCACGGCATCTTCTACTAATTTCTACACTTCGGTGAGTAATATTTCGGTAGATGGCGCTTCTGCGGGCAATGTAAGTATCGGTACTACTGGGTCTTTGGCGTTTGGTCGAACTAGGCTGAAGAGCTTGTATTACGTGGGCGCGGGCAGTGCGGGGTCTATTAAGTTCAACTTAAATAGCAGCTCCGGCACATTGCTTTTACAGATTGATACTCCGGTTTCATCTACTTCATTTTCGGACAGTGTGACTATTCCTGAGTTGGGTATTCTTACTCAGCGCAGCAACTCTACCGATTTTGCAGTTATGACTTTAGACCAAGTGTCTAACGTGACGGTGTTCTGTGGCTAAACCCGTAGACAAGAAGAAAATGGCTTGTAACAAGCCGCGTCGTACTCCTTCTCACCCCAAGAAGTCTCATGTTGTAAAGGCTTGTGAGGGTGGGAAGGAGAAGATTATTCGTTTCGGAGAGCAGGGTGCCAGCACGGCTGGAAAGCCCAAGAAAGGCGAGTCCGCACGGATGAAGGCGAAGCGCAAGTCATTTAAGGCCCGCCACGGCAAGAATATTGCCAAAGGTAAGATGAGCGCAGCTTATTGGGCCGATAAGGTTAAGTGGTAGTGCCTAGCAAGTCTAAGGCACAACACAATTTCATGGCGGCGGTGGCTAATAACCCCCAGTTCGCTAAACGTGCCGGTGTCCCACAGAGCGTGGGGCGTGAGTACATGAAGGCCGACGAAGGTCGTTCATTCAAAGAAGGAGGTGATCTAGTGTCTAATTGCGGTACCAAAAGGATGAATGTGGGTGGGATGGCTGGTGCTACTCGCCGCACTGCGTCGCAGAAAGAGGGCTTTCCTGATTTAAACAAAGACGGCAAAGTCACTCGGGCAGATATCCTCAAAGGTCGTGGTGTCGAAGGTATGAACTACGGCGGTAAAGTTAAAAAGATGAGCAAAGGCGGCATGTGCCGTGGTAATGGTATAGCTCAGCGTGGTCAAGGTAGGATAAACCTCCGATGATGAAATGCAGAGGTATGGGTAAAATGCGGCCCGTAGCCTTAAAGAAAGGTGGAACAGTTAAAGACGAGTGCTACCGCAAGGTGAAGGCTCGGTACAAAGTTTTCCCCTCTGCTTACGCTTCTGGTGCTATAGCTAAGTGCCGTAAAGTCGGTGCCAAGAACTGGGGTAATAAGTCCAGTGGCCGTTCGTAAGACAAAGAAAGGCGCAGCGTTAAAACGCTGGTTTAAGGAAGATTGGAAAGACGTTCGTACGGGTAAAGCCTGCGGACGCAAAGAAGGTGAAAAGAGGGGCACTCCTTACTGTAGACCCACCAAACGAGTTTCCAGTAAGACCCCTAAAACCTCTGGTGAAATGACTAAATCCGAGAAACGATCTCGGATAGCCCAGAAGAAACGACTAGGTCAACCAGCAGGAGCACCGAAGAGAGTCCAATCTTTGAAACGCAAGAAGAAGGTGGCGAAGAAGAAAAAGTAATGGCTAAAGGTGTAAACCACTATTACAAAGACGGAAAGGTGCATAGAGGTGGTATGCACAAACATGATGATGGGACTCTTATGACCGGTAAAACTATGTCTAAGAGTTCTAAGAAACTTTACCACTACAAAGATTTGTCTAAGACCGCGCAGAAAAAGGCGCGGGAGAGCTGGGGTAAATAATGGCTACGTCCGGTACAGCAACATTCAACATGGACTTCACGGAGATCGCTGAAGAAGCGTGGGAACGTGCGGGCCGTGAGATGCGTTCTGGCTATGACTTACGTACCGCCAGACGTTCCATGAACTTGTTAACTATTGAGTGGCAGAACCGTGGCATCAATATGTGGACGATTGAGGAAGGCACTGTCAACCTCACCGAAGGAACTGCGACATATGCTTTACCGGCGGATACCATTGATTTGCTTGAGCATGTTGTACGTACTGGTAGCGGTAATGTGTCTACTCAGTCTGATCTCAACATTACGCGTATAAGTGTGTCTACTTACGCCAGTATCCCTAACAAGCTATCGCAGGGGCGGCCCATACAGCTTTACATAGACCGTGGGCAAGCAAACCCATCCGCCACTGTGTGGCCTGTCCCTGATGCGTCAAGCACTTATGTTTTAAAGTATTGGCGTATGCGACGTATTGAAGACGCCGGTACTGGGGTGAATACGGCTGACGTGAATTTCAGGTTCTTACCCTGCTTAGTTGCAGGGCTTGCGTATTACATAGCTATGAAAGAACCAGAACTGGCCGAGCGTTTACCTATGTTAAAAGCGACCTACGATGAGCAGTTTGCATTGGCGGCAGAGGAAGATAGAGAGAAAGCTACACTTAGCTTAGTACCTCGCATTTACGGGGTTAGGTAATGGGTTACAAGTACGCGTCTGGGCAAAAAGCTCTAGCAATCTGCGATATTTGCGGGTTCCAGTGCAAACTCAGAGAGTTAAAAGAACTTATACGTAAAGGCAATAAGACAAACTTAAAAGCATGTCGTGAGTGTTGGAATCCAGACCAACCGCAAAATAAGTTGGGTGAGTTTCCAGTAGATGACCCGCAGGCTTTGCGTGATCCGAGACCTGACTCGGCAGAGTTAACGGCCAGTAGAGACATACAGTGGGGTTGGAACCCTGTCGGGTTTAACAATAATGACGGGATAACCCCCGACAACTTAGAAGCAACCGGCCAAGTCGGTGCGGTAACAGTAACAACAAGTTAGGAGCTACGCCATGAAGCGCGAAAGCAAGAAAGCCCCAAAGGTTATTGAGTTCCCTAATCAGCCTACAGTCTATAAGTCTGAGTGCTGTAACCAGCCTATAGATGTAAAAACTAGCGGTATTAAGATGCGCGGTGCTGGTGCGGCTACTAAAGGCACTATGTCCAGAGGCCCAATGGCTTAAGAGGTAAGGGATGAACTATTCTGAACTTACAGCAAACATAGAGGATATCTGCGAACAGACATTTACCGCAGACCAACTTGCTATGTTTACCGAGCAAGCAGAGCAAAAAATATACAACTCTGTTCAGCTACCTGCGCTCCGAAAAAACCAGACCGGGAACGCAACCTCGGGTGATAAGTACCTGATATACCCGACTGATCTTTTACATGTGTACTCTTTGGCGGTTATAGATGGTAGTGGTAACTACACATACCTTCTGGATAAAGATGTAAATTTTATTCGTGAAGCCTACCCAAATGCTTCTAGTACGGGTACCCCAAAGCACTATGCGTGGTTTGACAATACGGCTTTTATTTTAGGGCCGACACCGGATGCAAACTACAGTGTAGAGATTCATTACGGATATTACCCAGAGTCTATTGTTACTGCGGGTAACACTTGGTTAGGCAATGAGTTCGATTCTGCGTTGTTGAACGGTGCTCTGGTTGAAGCAATACGCTTTCAGAAAGGTGAGCCTGATATGGTGGCCCTATACGAGAAGTTGTACGTGCAAGCTCTTACGCTGCTAATCAATTTAGGTGACGGTAAGATGCGAAAAGACGCATATCGTGATGGGCAGACTACCAGAGGGGCAGAAGTTTGATAAACGGCGTGCAAACAACATTTGATAACGGTTTTAAGGTGGATGTCCATACGACCAGTAATCGTGGTTGGACGCCAGAAGAGTTAGCAGATCGTGCGTTAGACAAGCTGCTACATGTCAGTAAAGACGCTGATGAGCAGGTCAGAGCGCAGGCTCTGGTGTTTAAAGAACAGATTAGACAGGTTTTAGTGTTCTACATGAAAGAAGCTATCAAGTCAGATAGAACCACTATTTGTGCGGAACTCCAAAAGCAAGGCCATGCTGAGTTGGCTAATATCATACGTAAACTATAGGAGAGGCCCATTATGGCTATTACTCAAGCAATGTGTACGAGCTTCAAAGTGGAGCTTCTTAACGGTATACACGCATTTGGAACTACAGTAACCCGTGGTGCGACTACTGCGGATAGCATGTACATTGCGTTGTACACCAGCTCTGCAACTTTGGGTGCGACAACCACAGCATACAGTGCAACTAACGAAACCTCTGGCACAGGCTACACCGCTGGCGGAAACTCGCTGACTGCGGTTGCACCTACCAGCTCTGGTACTACAGCGTTCACTGATTTCAACGACACCACTTGGTCTACAGCATCAATCACTGCTCGTGGCGCGTTGATCTACAACAGCACACAGTCTAACAAGGCCGTTGCTGTACTTGACTTCGGTGCGGACAAAACCGCTACTGCTGGTGACTTTACTATTGTCTTTCCAGCAGCGGACGCCAGTAACGCGATCATTCGTATTGCCTGATGTCCATTATCCTTGCTGACAGGGTTAAAGAGACTACCTCTACCACAGGTACGGGTAGCCTCACGCTTGCTGGGGCTGAGACTAATTTTCAGTCCTTCAGCAGCGGCTTGACCAGCGGGGATCAGACTTACTATACGATTGTTGATTCCACCAACACTGCTTGGGAGACAGGGATAGGGACTTTTACCTCCCCGTCCACTCTTTCAAGAGACACCATCTTGGCCAGCAGTAATTCTGGCTCTGCGGTAAATCTGGGTGCAGGCACAAAGGAAGTTTTCATCACCATACCTGCTGCATCCGCCGGATTTGTTGGTGTTCAGGGGCCGATGCTTTCCGATGCTACTATGAATGACAGCACGAGCTATACTCAGAAAAACGTGTTTGGCGTACCTGAGTTCAACTTCGGCGGATTCACCAGAGCGACATCAGGGATTACGGTTCCCTACGATGGCGTATATGAGCTTTATGCCAATTGTTATTTTGTCGCAAACGACCAACGCCCAAATATAGGAATTAAATTTGCTATTGATGGCACAGAAAGAAGCGAAGTCAGCGCCTCTGACTATATTCGTGCTTCAGGCGGACATGACGAGGCAAGCACTAATCTAAAAGTGGTGGTCGAAATGACCGCAGGTGAAGAGGTTAACCTTTTTGTTGCACGATTAGCTGACGCTGCAACAGTTACCTTACAGGCTAGTGAGAGCGTTTATACCGTCATAAAGGTGGACTAAATGTTAGGTTTTAGTCCTCTATCTTCAGCCCCCCTCTCTGATCTTGGAGCTGGCGCGGGCGTAACCGTCAATGTAACCGGCGTTCAGGCTGCTACTGGTCTGGGTTCTGCCTCTGTTGGCATCTCTTTTACCTTCAACGCTACGGGAGTCCAAGGCACTACAGCCCTAGATTCTGTAGTTGTTAGCCTTCCCAGAACGGTCTCAGCTACCGGAGTCTCTGCCACTGGAGCTACCGGAAGCGTAACGGTAAACGCTGAGATTTCAGTAATAGTCCCTCTTGGCGGTTGGGGTCGAGGAGGCTGGGGTGATTTTGCCTTTGGTACGGGTGGCTTAGGGGTATCCGCCTCTGGTGAAGTAGGATCGGTATCTGTATCTTTTGGCGCGACAGCTAACGTCACCGGGCTAGAAGCCACCACTGCTCTCGGTAGTGTCACCGTCACGGCTGATGCAAATGTAAACGCTACCGGAAATGAAGCTACAGGCGAAGTAGGCTCGGTAACTGCCCAAGCAGACGCTAATGTTTCAGTCACTGGGGTTTCTGGTACTACTGGGCTAGGAAGCGCAACAGTCACCGCTGATGCCAATGTAAGCCCGACAGGCAACGAAGCCACAGGCGAAGTAGGCTCACCCACAGTACAGGGAGATGCCAACGTATCGGTAACAGGGGTTGCCGGAACCACCGCTTTAGGTAGCGTTACCGCTAAGACTGACGTTGATATAAGCGTCACAGGCAATGAAGCTACAGGTGAGCTGGGTACAGTAACCACCACGGCTGATGCCAATGTGTTCCCCACAGGCGTTGCCGGAACCACTGCGCTAGGCAACACCGCAGTACAGGCCGATGGGTCAGTAGAGGCTCTTGGTAACGCTGCTACCGGCGAGCTGGGCACAGTCACAGTACAGGCTGACGCTAACGCCATAGTTACTGGAGTTTCGGCCACCACTGCTGTTGGCACTGTAGACATTGCAACCGGCATTTTCGTTGATGTCACGGGGGTCGAAGCCACAGGCGAAGTAGGTACTGTAGCTACGCAGGCTGACGCTAATGTCTCTGTAACTGGGGTTTCGGGGACTACTGCCCTTGGGTCAGCTTCGGTATCTCTCCCTGCGGAAGTCTCTGTAACAGGCGTAGAAGCCACGACCGCCCTTGGATCGGTAACTGTAGCCCTGCAACTAGATGTCCCTGTAACGGGCGTACAGGGCGCTACAGGGCTTGGAACGGTAACAACGCAGGTTGATGCCAATGTCTCAGTGACAGGGGTTTCCGCGACCACCGCTCTGGGTAACACCGCAGTACAAGCTGACGGTTCAGTGGAGGTTCTGGGCAACGCTGCCACGGGTGAAGTTGGAACCGTAACCCCCACAGCAGACGCCAATGTCTCGGTTACTGGGGTTTCTGGCACTACTGCTCTAGGCACGGCCACTGTAGACCTACAGCTAGATGTTCCTGTGACGGGCGTCGAGGCCACCGGAGAGCTTGGTACACCGACAGTATCAGGCGATGCAATAGTCTCGGTTACTGGGGTTTCCGCAGAGGCTTCAACACTAAATAACGGTTCTGAATTTACCGCAGATGGAAACGCGCAGCTTTCAACAGCCCAAGCTAAGTTTGGTTCTGCTTCACTACTGCTTGATGGCACAGATGACTTTGTAGCGTCTGACGACAACATTGACCTAAGTTCCGGTGATTTCACGGTAGACCTGTGGATTCGTCCGACAAATGTTACGGGCTACAAAGGAATTTGGCAGACTGGTACAAGCACAACAGAACAGTCCTATTTATTAGGTAACCAAGTTTATTGGGTTGTAAACCCATCAACAATTATTAGTAGTTCAGTCACCGTGTCTGCCGGTGTTTGGACAATGTTGTCTTATGAAAGAGAAGGAAATGTTCATAGGATATATAAAAATGGAACCTTAGAAGATACGTTTACCACATCTAATACACCTGATAGTGGCGTCTTTAGTGTTGGTAAAAACGGCTTTGGTGATTTTAACGGGTATATTGATGAGGTACGACTTTCATCTGTAGCCCGTTATGAAGGCACATCCTTCACAGAACCGGTTGCAGAGTACGAAGTAGACAGAGACACTACAGCACTACTGCATTTTGACGGTATCAATGGTTCTACGGATATAGTCAACGAAACAGCGGGTAATGTTACCGTACAGCTTGGCATAACCGTACAAGCCACCGGAGTTCAAGGCACAACCCAGCTAGGCAGTGCAGTAGTCGCGGGTGGCGCAAACGTGTATCCTATCGGGGTTCAGGCTGTAGGACGGCTTGGAACTACGCTAGTTTGGGGTACAATAGTTCCTGACCAGAATCCGAACTGGGCGGGCATAGGGCCGTCTCAAGACCCCAACTGGACGCCTGTAAGCGGCACAAATGACCCGAACTGGGTAGAAATAAACGAAACCGGCTCGCCCGGTTGGACTGAAATTACCAATACCGACCCACCAGATTGGACGGAGATAGCGGCATGATAAAAGTAAATGAAGCGGTAAGTCTAGGGGACTCAATAGACCCTAAGCACGAAATTGAGATCGTGTGCGCTAATTGTGGCTATGACTTGGACGAGTCTGAGTTGGCGGCGGATACTTGCTCTGATTGTGGGCAGGCTTTGAATCTCAAGCAAAGCACAAAGATTTATGCTACCTCGGTGCCTCCGGCAACGGGCGATGCGTCATTATAGGAGCTGACAGATGGCGACTTATGTAAACAACTTACGCCTCAAAGAAATCACCACAGGTGACGAGGACGGCACTTGGGGCACCAGCACCAACACCAACCTAGAGCTGATTACTGACGGTTTCAGCTATGGCACAAAGCAGTTGGCGGCGGATGCCAACGAGACTTTTACGATGCCGGACGGCACGGCTGATGACAGCCGGTCTTTTTATCTCAAGATCACTTCTGCTGTATCTCTTACCGCTACTAGAGAAGTCACACTAGGGCCGAACACCGTATCCAAGGTGTGGATGATCGAGAACGCTACTACGGGTAGCCAGACCATCACTATTAAGCAGGGTTCAGGCGCGACAGTAGATGTCCCCACTGGCGAAAAGGTAATGGTGGTTACAGACGGGGCAGGGGCTGGTGCCGCTGTTTTGAACGCCAATCCTAGTGGTGCTACTGGCGGCACAGTCACCAGCGTAAGCGGTACAGGCACAGTCAACGGTATAAGCCTGTCCGGCACGGTTACAAGCTCGGGTAATATTACTCTAGGCGGTGCCCTTACTGGTGTAGACCTGACCTCACAAGTTACTGGAACACTACCCACTGGGAACGGCGGTACAGGTTCTACTGCTACAACCTACTGTAGTCTGACTGCTAACGTAACAGGAATACTGCCCACTGCGAATGGCGGTACAGGGCTTTCAAGTATAGGCACAGCTAACCAAGTGCTTGCAGTCAATTCTGGCGCTACTGCCCTAGAGTACAAGACGTTTCAAAATAACCCATCAATAACCGCCACTGCATCTGGTGCGTTAGCAGATGGTGACCCAGTTGTTATCAAGTCAGACGGCAAGGTGAGTGCAATTACATCTACATCTGCAACTACGGGCAGTCCACAAGATACTGGAGA